GAAGATGATAATGTTCATGAAAATAGCACACTATACTTCTTATTAGGGGGGAATATAGTGATACCTTATGTTGTTTAGGAAGTAACAACCATAATAATCGTAACCAAGAAGAACGTTAGTAGGAGTACCTAAAGATGATGATAAAAACCTGTAAACTAGAACACGCGTCATTAACTGCCTTAGCTCATTATGTCGATTACCAGACCTCAGACATGGATATAGGAGATGAATCTCTTAGGAGCGTCCTCGTGGACGATAAGAGATTCATTCTTACCATCTCCTGCTTCAAGGGAAATGATGAGGATCATACCAGAAAAGTGAAGGTCCTTGAGATCTCATCTTATTCAGTAGATGACCTCCTCTCTTATGAGGTTCCTTCCTTTTTGCAAGAGGGGATTTAAGAAAATGACAAAGAATAATAAGAATCAAAGAGTTGACCTCCCATTTTTCCCGAAATATAAGGTAAGTGAGGCTGGAAGGGTATTTAGCTATAAAAGCGATAAAATAGATGGAAAGGAAATCGGTGCTACGGGAAGCAGAGGACGGATTTCCTGTTCATGTAGATCCTCATATAACGGATTGACTTATATGATGACCAGGGCCCGATTTATCCTCCTGACTTTTAGAGGAGCTCCCGGCAATCTCAGCATTCCTGAATATTTGGAGCTATCCAAGCCCGGAACTGGCAAGAAGCAGGTTCCTTACGATGCTCGTCATCTTGATGGTGACCACACTAATGATCATATCTCGAATCTGGCATGGGGTACCAGAAGGGACAACTGTATAGACTCCCTGAGGCTCAATGAGAATCCTATTTACAAACTGACTGAAAAAGAAAAGTTAGAAATCTGTGATCTCTATGATAGCGGAGATTATAAACAAGTTGATCTTGCTAAGAAATATGGGTGCACACAGGCAAATATCAGTCATACCGTAAACAAGTGGGATCATCCCTTGAGAACCCCCGAGGAGGATCGAGAGGCCTACCAGGACTTTCTAAGTAAAGAGCAGGTCTTAGAGGTTATAACTCTCTTAGACGACCTGTCACTCTCTTATAATGATATTGCTAATCTAACCGGGAATACAGGGTCACAGATCCTCAATATCAATCTTGGCCGGACCTACCAGTCTTATTTTGAAGAGGAGGATAATACGATATCTTTTCCTATTCGTCGTCCCACCAAGCATCGAAAACTGACACAGGAAAAAGCAGATAAGATAAGAGAAAGAAAAGAGGAAGGTGTTATTCCCTTGGCAGACGAGTATGAAGTATCAAAATCTACCATCTATGCAATATGGTCAGGACGAAGATGGAATGGTGATAATGATGATAATGACTTTTAATGACTTTTAATGGAATGTCAGTTGATATCTACTCGTTTATAGAAGTGAGAGCACAATCAACGTTTTTTATACTAAAAAACGGAGATCGCTTTTAGTTAGGTTTATTTGGTCGTATACCTATCATCTTAGTTTCGTACTAGAAAAGCCTTGTTATTGCACTCACATTGTAATAACAAGGCTTTTCTAGGTTCAGGATTCGTTTATAGGCACTATGAATAGTAGTCATTCACGCACACTCTTCAAGGACTCATCCTCATAATGCTAACAGAAAAAGACTTGGAACGCTTGGTAGCCCCTCTCATTGATCATCTCATTGACCACTCTCTTGAAATAGACATTATCATGCAGGGATCGTCCCTGATCATAGGTATTTACCTTGAGGACGAGGGAGATCGAGCTAAGGTCATTGGTAGAGGGGGAAAGGTAATCAACGCTCTTAGGACGTATTTCACGGCCTTGGGAGGTAAGCATAAGATGGCTATCTTATTGGAGGTCCTTGAATGAAGGTCTACGTTCTTCTAACTACTAGTGGAAAGATCAAAGGTGTCTTCGATACCAAACCAGAAAATGATGATGATAAGATCATCGAATGTACCCTTAATGAACGAATAGAGACTCTTGAGTATCGATATATCGTCATTCCATTATGGGACCTCCATCATGATGAGGCTCATCTGGCAAAAACGAAGAAAGTGGAAACCCGAGAAGAAGCTCTAATCTATAAAAGAGAGTTAGAGTCAGAAGGGAATGCCACTTATGAAGAAATCCGAATCCTACCACTCCAATATAAGGATAGAAAATGCGAGTAGAAGACAAAGACGGCACAGTCCTGAGAAGGGGACCCAAAATATCATTGAAAGCAGAAGGGCCGAAAGTTTCCCTCTCTAAGAGACGACAGAATGTTATCTTTATCTTTGCTGATCATGTGAAGGTAGGAGGTCACATCCACTTTGAGAAGGGAGATATTATCCAGTTCACTGAGAATGGATATATTCTTAATGAGAATGATAATGCTGAGAATGATAATGAGAAGCCGAACTGCATTCAAGGGTTTTTCAGAAAGTGGAAAAAACAAAAGGTTCTAGTTCCGTATAAGAAAGAAGATGATGATGAGAATGATGAGAAGGAGGATAAGTAATCATGACTAAGAATGATAAAAAGCCATGGGATAGATTAACTTCGGAAGAAACAGAAGATCTTCCCTATAACGAAACAGGCAACGCCTTTACCGCTTTCACCACGTATTTAGAAACAGAGCCTAGTCAAAGAAACCTAAAAAACACTGCAAAAATCTGTAAAAGTTCGGTTTCATGGGTACAGACATGGTCTTCCCTTTTTGAATGGAAGAGACGAACCCGGGCCTTTGATGAATGGAAAGGGAGAAGGCGACTAGAGATACAGATAGAACGCATTGAGAAAGCCCAGGCTCTTATCAGTGATGAACTCCTTACGATGATCAGGACTTATATTGGTCAAACCCTTGATGGCGATATCACGGGACCACAGGCTAGCGCATTTAGAGACTTATTAGACAGGGCAGGTCTAAAAGTTATCGAAGAGCACAGCCATGATGTTAATATCATCGATCCCTCGGTCTTAGATGGTATTTTTGGTAAGAAGAATAATGATGATGATGATGATAAATAATGATCATGAAAAGAAGCTGAAAGCAAACCGGAAGAGAATGAGTAACTTCTGGCGATCCTATCAGTGGGATTTTATCGAAGACGAATCCCCTTTCATTGTCTGGCTAAAGTCCCGGCGGATTGGTGCCTCAGAAGCTGCCATCTACAAAATAATCAAGAAGTGCCTCAGCCGCCCCTATCATATGGTATATGTCTCTTCTTTTTCATTACGGGAAGCTAAGGAAATCCTGAGACGAGTAGGAATGTGGATTAACCTGATCATTCCCTCCTGTACGGGAAAGAGCTTAGGATGTGAAGTTCAGAAAACCCTAGTCGAGTTTCCTAATGGATCTCGCATTGAAGCCTTACCCGCTGAGAAGATTAGATCAAGGGGAGGAACAATTCTATTAGATGAATTCGCTTTTTATAAGAATGCTAAGGATGTATTAAGTGCGATCCTGCCCGCTACCTTAACAAACGAAGATCTACAGGTCATTGTGATTTCAACTCCTTTCGGAGACACGGGTGAGTTTTTCAACATGGTACAGGGATCCAAAGAAAAGAAACGTCCCTATCATCGTTGGACCTTACATGAGACGGATATCCATGATGCTGTCAATCAAGGGTTTGGGGTAGATATCGAAGATATTAGAAAAGACTACCCTCCTGATATCTTTGCACAAGAGTTTGAGTGCCAGTTCACGAGCGATGATAATCAGTATTTCTCGAATGAACTGCTACTGAACGCTCTCTATGAAGATCACTGGATGGATCATCTACCTCTTCACAAGCCTCCAGTCTTCTTTGGTGGCCTTGATCTGGCTTCCACCCATGATGCCTCAGCCCTGACCTCTCTATTTGTCTCAGATGATGCTAGAAGCCAAAAGGTTGTCTTGCCTGTAGATATCATCAAGGAAGCTGGAGTCTCTATGGACTATGAAGACCAAAGACCTTTGATTGAAGGGATTTTAGACAAGAGAGACTTCTTGAAAGTGGCAGTAGATGCCGCCGGAGAAGGAAGCGGTTTGGCACAGACATTGACATCCAAATATGGAACTTCCACTATTTCGTCGATAAAAGGGGGACATTGGCCTAAAGTATTGGACCTTATCCCTACTCTCAGAATGGATCTAGAGAAAAGAGATCTCATTCTGCCATCAGGTGATAGGAACCTATTGCGAGCTTTCCGTTGCATTGAAAAGAAAGTAATGACATCTCGTAAGATAAAGTGGAATGCTAAACAAACAGCCAAAGGACATGCTGATGAGTTTTATTCTACCTTACTGGCCTACAGTCAGATCGGTAAAAAAACTACCTGGACCTTCGGATAAGGAAGATAAGAATGACAAAAGAAATCAAATATGTGACAACTTCTCGATCTCAGGATAATGAGGATCATAAGAATAATGATGATGATCCCCGTTATTCTACTCCGAAGAAAGAAGTGAAGTCTGCCAAACTGACGCAGATGATCCAGAAGCCTAAGGATACCGTAGATCTTGCTACCTTCTTTCGTAACGAACCCGAGACGCGATCCAGAAAGGATCTACTCACGGCCTATCATAATAACCCTGCTTTCTTTGCGGTCGCCAATAAGATTTCAAATGATGTGGCTGCAACTATATGGAAGGGATCGGACTTTGATACCAGAGCGAAGGTCTTAGATTCCAGTGTCCTAGCAGATCTGGCAAAAGATCCCTCGTCTTATATGAGCCCTGCCTCTTTTTGGAAGATCGTTTCCATCTATCACGAAGTGTTAGGAGAAGCGACTATTATCATTGATGACGAGCCTGATGATCCGAACCGAGTTATTGATCTCATACCCGTACCTCCTACTGCTTGTCAACTGGAGCAAAATGGATCGGATCAACTATATTGGAGAGTGGACTTCAATCATTTTCAGAGAACGATCCCCTTAGATAGAATGATGGTATGGAAATCCCCTCATACCCTAGACCCTTTTGGTAGGGGTAAAGGCGTGGGACATGCTCTTTCTGATGAGGTAGAGATCGAGGAGTACGCAGCCAAGCACGAAGCTAGTGAGCTTTTTAATCACGCACGCCCTGACTTCATCGCACATGGAGTAGGAATGGATGAGGATGCTCGTCAGGCGTTCAAGAAGGCATGGAATGACAACTTCACAGGTCCCAACAATAGAGGCAAACCTCTCTTTACTGCCAGTGAAAGTGGTGGTGAAGGTAGTCATGGTGAGATTCAGATCCATGAACTGAGTCGACCCCTTAAAGATCTAGGTCTGATAGAACTACGCAAGTTTTCACAAGACGTGATCAGACAAACCTTCGGTGTCAGCCCTGAGATCTTAGGGATTGTAGAAAATAGTAATAGAGCAACCATTTCAGCCGCTCAAAAGATCTATGGTGAGAACGTCTTGATCCCTAGACTGGAGTCATTGTGTAGCGAGTTCACACGAACGATAGGTCCTCTCTTGCAAGCCCGAGGAGAGCATCTGGACTATGAATCACCTATTCCACCTGATATCAATCTCAAAAGAGATATCATGAAAGACCATCCTCAGGCATTTACGGTCAATGAGGTACGAATCCTAGCAGGAGAGCCTCCACTTGAAGGTAGAGAAGGTGGTGATGAGCTAATGGCTCCTGCTCCTGCTCAGATGATGAATAATGGTGGTAATAAGAGTTATTATGATCACCCTCATCATCATGATCACAGATCAGTAAAAAAAAAGTCAACAGAAAACTCAGTAGCATACCTCAAGGCTTTGAAAGCAAGAATGTCCTGAAAACAGAAGAGTCCGAATCCTTACTGGATTACCATGAAAGTGAAGACGGACCCATAGCACAAAACTTGGATGCGGTCCAGACCGAACATAAGGCTGCTTTTGTAGGAGGCATTAGGAACATAGAAGATCCACAAGCCTTAGACGCTTTTGTAGAAAACATGAGAAGAGACTGGAGGCCCCTTTACCAAGAAGCAGCCTTAGAGGGTCTGTTGGTCATCGAGAGAGCTTCTATTGCTCTCATGCGTGAAGAGATGGGGGTCAACCCAGAGAGTCTTGTAGAAGAGGAATCAGACCGTATCCGAAGGCACGCGAATCGAATAGGAACGGAAGCTTATGATGATGTGAATACCGCACTTCTGGCACAATATGTTGACTTCATTGAAAACGAAGAAGACTTTGAAGAGTTCGAGCCTTATATCTTAGCTACCTCAACCCTAGCAGGGTTTGCAGTAGGGGGGGTAGCTGCTGCTTTTAATGAAGGCAGAGAACGGGTGGTGTCCTTTCTCCAGGGATTTAATGGAGAAGATGAAGATGATGATGAACAGGTAATAATGATAATAGCTACACGAACCGCCGTCATGGATAAAAACACTTGTGACCAGTGTCAGGCATTACATGATACTAGCTATCCTTATGACACCCCCGATTATCATGCTAACAAACCACCTTTACAGTGTGTCTGGATGCCGAACTGTAGATGTACCATGATCTATAATACTGAAAAAGAAGAAGGCTAAACTCACTTATCTCTTTATTAAGAGCAACTATTAGCGCAACCCTCTAGAGGATAAATATGTCAAAGATTAAAAAAGAACATGAAAACAGTCTAAAGAAGGCTGATCCTGATCAGACTGATGATCAGAGGACCCTCACATTTATCGCTTCTACCTCTAGTGTAGATCGAAGCGGTGATGTTATTAACCAAACAGGATGGGATACTGATGAGTTTAGTAAGTCAGGTTCATTTTTATGGAATCACAATGCAAAGGAACTTCCACTAGGAAGCCCTGTTGATGTGTCCTTGAATGAGGATGGTAACTTAGAGGTCAAAGTAAGGTTTGCTTCCAAAGAGGCAAACCCCAAGGCTGAGCAGGTCTATCGTCTTTATAAAGAAGGGATCATGCACGGTGTTTCGGTAGGATTCTTACCCTTAGAGAGTGATGATAATGAAACTACAGGTGGTAAAAACTACCATCGTCAATCTCTACTTGAACTAAGTGCAGTTCCCATCGGTGATAATCCAGAAGCAGTCATAAGACGAGCATATGAAATGGAAAAAGAGTTTGGTCAAGAAGTTGAGAGGGTTATCAAGTCCTTTGGTGCTTCTCTGGAAGATGAAGAAGATAATGATGATAATAATGATGAGGACAAATCCTCCCTTGAAGAGCGAGTTGCTTCCTTAGAAGAAGAGTTGAAAGCACTCAAAAACAGTAAAGAGAATGAAGAAGAGAAAGAGAATGAGGATCCAAAGCCCGAAAAAGATGAATCAGAAGAAGAGGCTAAATCCTACTTCCAAAGTTTAGATGAGTTAGGGGAAGGCGAAGAGTTTTATTTGCCGGTACCCCATTATGAAGACCCCGACGAGACGGACTCTCAATACGAGTGGATCATCTATTTCGAGGATAACCAATAAAACCCTATAGGAGAACAACCAATGAAAAAAACAATGACAGACAAGCAGCTAAAGGACATGATCCTAGGTATTGCCAAGGACGCAGGTCTTGTAGATGTTAAAGAGATGGAAGAGAAGATGGACAAGGCTGTATCAGACTTTGAAGCCAAGTCCAATAAAGAGCAGGTCGAAGCTGTAAATAAAGCCTACCAGAAAGGTCTTGTTTCTGGAGCTACTAACCAGAGAACAGGTAAGGAAGCAAAAGTAGGGGATCTCTTTGGAGATGCTATGCATTATGCCTTCAAGTCCGTTTTCTCGGAAGGTAGAGTAGATCTGGACTATATGGCAAAAGCAGCTAAGGAAGAAGATCCGCATGTATCTGCCCTTATTAAGAACTTTGTTCAGAAAAAGCAGACCGTAGGCGTTGCTGCTGATGGTGGCCGTATGGTACCTGAGGACCTTTCTACGGACTTCATTTCGTGGATCCGACCTGATTCCCTCTTTGATCGCTTGGGAACCCGTAGAGTGGAAGTACCTCAGGGTAAAAAGCTCTATAACTTCGCAGATTCCGGTGTCAGTGCTGGATGGGGGTCCGAACTGACCGCTCCTACTGCGTCTAAACTTACGGTAGACCGTAGGGACTTGGAGCTTAAAAAGCTACAGGTCTTGAACGTTCAGTCCCGAGAAGTTCTTTTGCAGTCCCGAGAAGACTTCAAGTCGATCGTCATGAGAGACATTCAGGATGCGGCTAGAGATGAGTTGGAAGACAAGTTCCTCAATGGTTCTGGTGTTGGTGACATTCCCCTTGGTATCCTAGCTCAAAAGGATTCCTCTCAGGAACTAACTTCTGCTGCTGACGGTACTGATATTCAGGAAGTCATTCGTGAGCTTATTTCGCTTCCCTACTACTTGCAGAACGAAAATCAGAGAATGAGAAATGCTGGATATCTCATGACACCCCGAGACTATGCATACCTCTTATCCGCACAGGATTCCGGTATCTTCTTGCTGGCTCAGATCGCACAAGGTTCTTTCATGGGGTATAGCGTCGAAGTGACGAACTACCTCCCCGAGAACATTGATGTTTCCGTAGCGCAAGATGGATCGGAGCTTGACGGCTCTCGTATCGTCTTCTGTGACTGGAATGAAGTCCTTGAAGGGTATGGTCCTAACATGGAGATTCGACACTCTAGAGACGCTATGGTAAAAGATAGTGCTGATAACGATATCAACCTTTTCACTCAGGATGCAGAAGCTATCATCATGCGTCAGGATGCAGGAGTTCTCTTGCGTCGACCCAAAGCATTGGCAACCGCTGAAAGATGTGTCTTCTCGAAGTCACTCAAGCGTGACTAAGTCTTAAAACGAGCGGGGGGTCTTCTAGTTTAGATCCCCTGCTTGCCCTCTTCTTCTTAAAATACTCACAACCAAGAGAACTCAAATGTCAAAGAAAAAAATAATCGTAAAGTTTATTGAAGGCGGCTCGTCTTATATGAAGGGAGACGTCACAGAACTGTATGAAAAGCAAGCAGAAGACCTCAAAAAGAAAGGGTTCGTTACCTATCTGAAGACAAATAAAGTGCAAAAAGAAGTGGTGACAACGTCAACAGCAGCAACAGCAACAATGACGACAAAGGCCACTAAAGAAGATAAAGTTGAGAAGAGTTATTATGATATCCGGTCTGAGGCTGCAAAGATAGCCAAAGACCAAGGAATCGAACCTGAGTCATGGAAGCAAGACGTTCTAATAGACTTTATCAAAGAGAATAGCTAATAATGAGCAAACCACTAACAACGCTTCAATCTTGCAATGACGTCTTAGGGCTTCAGACGGGAGATGATCCCATTAATGACCGATTGGTCATGAGATACATACGAGTCGCCTCAGATCTCTTTGAGAAGCTTACAAACGTGGTCTGGTCTTATGAGCCTACTGTTGTTCAAAAGATGCCGTCTAAAGGAGGACGATCTCTCTATGGATTTTCCAACCTACCCTTATTGTCTGTATCCGAAGTTAGGTATCAAGATCAAGTACAGGACGAAGATGGATATGAGATAGATGGTATCATGCTAACCAGAAAATCCAATCAAGGCTGGTGGCATAATACAGACTACTACGATAACACTTCTTATGTGAGTTCTCGTAAGTCCTCGTATGAAGCCAGTAAAGACTATCAGATCACCTATGAAGCTGGTTATATAACCCCTCAACAGGCGATAGATGATGATTCACTGGAGAGAACCCTACCCTATGACCTTGAAGACGCCATTATCGAGTTTGTTAAGTTCAAATACCTGAATAGTGATAGAAATGAAGGGATTGCTTCTGAGTCTACGGATGCATGGTCTATTTCCTATGCACAAGGCATAGACAACGTACCTTCTACCTTCAAAGGAATGGTCCGTAAGTATCGAGTATATTTACTATGACATTTAAGAAAGGGTTTCATTTAGATAAGCGAGTATGGGACAAGCTAAAAAAAGAAATCAAAGGGGATCTGGCAATCTCGGCAGGTGTCAATGAAAGAGATGCTACCCCCTATCCTGAAAACCCTGAGGTAACTACCGCTGATGTTGCCATGTTTCACGAGCTAGGAACAGTGAAGATGGAAGCAAGACCTTTCATTGAGCCGGGCACTAACAACCAGATAGTAGCAGACCATATGGCTAATGCAGCCAAGGCTATCTTAGAAGACGGAAGGACCGAAAGGAAAGCATTGGAAAGTGTCGCTCCTTATGTAGAACAACAGATACGAACCGTGATCCGAGAGAAGAACATACTGGACACAGGACTGTTGACGAGAACGGTATCAGCTATCGTCAAAAGTAATAATAATGATGATCCTCAATAAGAACTGAGAAGATTATGCCAAGAAGACCAGTAGGATCTAGAAAACAGTTAGTAAAGAGAGCTTCTGGTCAAGGGGAGCATACTAGGGACGGCTACCAGCCTCCCTCTAGAGTCAATGTGAGAATCATAGCATCCATACAGCCTATGAACTCTAAAGTAGCAGAGACGCTTCCTGAAGGACTGAGAACAAGTGCTTCTATTGTCATCTATTCTACAAATCTTATGAAAACCGTAGAGATGGACAAGAACTCCTTTGACGTGCTTTGTTATGGTGATCTCACCTATGAGATCCATGAAAGTAAAAAGCACGATGAGCACGCACCCATTCCTCATTATCGCTATGTTGGTGTTGCTTCTAATAATAATGGAACGGACTAAGATCCTCATGACAAAACCTACTGAACTACAAAAGAGAACATGGGATTGGATACAGGCTTCTCTACAGGAAGAGACAGACTTATCTATCATCTATGGGCACCAGAGAGGTGATGTGCCTTCTACGCCTTTTGTTATGCTACAGGAAGGGGATGAGATCCAGAGGTGGCATGAGACAATAACTTATACTGCTAATCCAGAAGATCCTGAGACGATCCTGAAAAAGATCATCACTGAACACGAAACAAATATGATCGTATCTATTTATGACGAGGAAGGGAGACATAAAGATCTTCTGAGAACTCTCTCCAAAAGTCATCATAATATAGATATAGCTTTGTTACTTAGTGCTAATAGTTTGGTAGTCAGAGGTCACGGTCCTCTACTGTCTCTTTACGAGCCATTAGACACGATAACCTTGCCAAAAGCGGTTACCACTTTCAGGATTGCTTACAGGCATATTCAAGAGACAGAAGAACTTTGGATCAAAGAGATTGAGGCCGCTGGTCAAGAAGATCTCGACGGTCTTACCCTCATTAAAAACCTTTGAACCTTTTAGGAGAACAACATTATGGCTGATTTTAACAACAAGATTTCACTTACCCTACAAACAGATGCTCCTCAGGTCACGCAGGCTGGCTTTGGAACGGTAATGGTAGTCGGAGAACCCGAAGCTTCCTTTACTGAGAGAGTCCGTACCTATGCGTCTCCTGTTGAGATTGAAGCAGACAGTGCTGATGTGAGCGCACAGATGAAAAGACAGTTGCTACAGGCTTTCGCAGGGACAAACAAACCCTCTCAGGTCAAGGCTGGTCGAAAAGAGGACGTCGAAGGCTATGACGAAGCGCTAGCTGCTATTCAGGACGAAGATGGAGACTTCTATGGTCTGGTCATCGAATCCCGAACACAAGCAGACCAGGAGCTTGCTGCCGCCTTTGCTCTCACCAATAAGAAGTTCTTTTTGGCACAATCCTCGGACGCCCTTATCGGAGACGGATCGGACTCTACAGATATAGCCTCTACTTTGAAAGCTGCATCTAACGCTAGAGCAGGTGTTATTTATAAAGCAGATGATGATGCTCCCGGAGACGTTGCATGGTTAGCGGATAGACTGGCTATCAACCCCGATACACAGAGTGCGACCTTCGCTCATGTTATCTTACAAGGTATTGCGGTAGATAATGTTAGCACCACGTTCAAAACTGCAGGACTTGAAAAGAATGCAAACTTTCACCTTCCTTTCTACGGACTAAACGTAGTTAACCCTGGTCGTCTAGCAGACGGTACTCCAATGGATCAAAGGATCACGTTGGACTGGCTCTTAGCTCGTTGTAATGAAGGCATTGCACAGGCGCTTGTAAACGCTTCTGTCGCAGGAAAGATCCCTTATACAGATCAAGGGTTCAAAAAAGTAGAAAGCCCTGTTCAAAGCGTTCTAGCTACCGGTATCGGAGCGGATCACTTTGTGGCTGGAACTGCTTTCGTGAAGATGCCTAGACGACGTGATATCCCAAGTGGTGACGTACAGTCTAGAAAACTTACCTTTACTTTCGGTGTTGCATTGGCTGGAGCCGTGGAAGAAGTCGAAGTAACGGGAACCGTAACCTTTGATATCGCTGCTCTTGCTCTTTTGGCAGAACAGTAAACTCGAACTTAACAAACTAGAAAACCCCTCTTCTTAGGAGAAACCAAAAATGAGCAAGTTCAACGGAACATACGATTTTAATCAAGTCATTCATGAAGTGGATGGTGAGATAATGACAGGTTATGGTGACGGCGATGTCATCACAATCGAATATGATGAAACCATCTGGGTCAAGCATGTAGGAACGGACGGTACTGTTACCAGAAGTAAACAGAACCAGCCCGGAGCTACTGTTACCATGAATCTATCCCCTCAATCCCCTATGTACTCTGTTTTAATGGCAAAGGTGGAAGCCGATGCTGATACTGGAGACGGTATGTTTGACCAGAGCGTTGAAGACATTGGAGACTCGGGAGAGAAAACCATCATGAGAGACTGCTTTGTAGAGTCCTTCCCTACTCGAACCTATGGTCGCGAAGCTACCGAAAGGGAGTTTGTCATCATGTGTTCGGAAGTGGAGAACCAGGACTAAGTAACGTCATCATCATCATCATCATCATCATCTAATCTAACTCAACTCATACAATAGAGAATCAAATGTCAAACCCAAGAAACAAGCAACACAAGAAGTTCACAAATCTCCTAGGTGAAGACGTAGAATACGTGTCCTCGCCTTTTGGAGCAAAGCACAGCATATCCCTTCTTCCGAAGGTAATGAAGCTAGTAGGAGGTCCCTTAGGACACCTTACGGATGCGATTGACACACTAGAAGACGTTCAAGGCTCTAAGCTGAATGGACAGGCACTAGTCACCTCAGTCACCACTTTGGCAGACTTTATCGAGGAAGAGGGGATGTCTTTTATTGAGAAGATGTTGGAGTCAACCTACAGAAAAGGCCCTGATGATGATGATTTTTGTCCGCTGAAAGGAGCCTATTTCAGTGAAGCCTACAAAGCAAACCTTTCTGAACTAGCGAGAGCAGTCTTCTTTGCTATTGAGGTCAACTATGCAGGTTTCCTAAAAAAGCATCTAGGGGACCTCTCATTGATGGAGTTCGTCCAGGAAAGGATGCAAGCCAAAGGCGAATCCAAAGAAGAGTTGAATCCCTCTCAAAAAGAAGCTCAGTAAGTGACAACAACTGGCTATTCTTGCGCATACACAGGAAATCCTCAGAATCATTACATGATCTCATGTATGAATGGACCCTAGACGAGATCATTGAGTACCACGAAGTGTTAGATATCGAAGCCGAAACCGAACGGATCTCTTATGAAGAGTCCAAAAAGAAGAGCTAAAAGATTATGATTATTGCAGAACTAGTCTCGATGCTCTCCTTTCAACAGGATGAGAAGTCAAAGAAAAAGGTTGATAACACCTTGGATGGCTTTACTTCGTCTGTGAAAGGATTGAAAACTGCGGTTGCAGGCTTCGTGGCAGCAATGGTGACGGGTCACGTAGCCCAACAGGTTAATCAGGTTGCCCAACAAGCAGCAGGCTTTGTACGGACCTCTCAGGCGGTAGGGTTAACAACAGATGCGGTTCAAGAACTAACCTTTGCTTTCACCAGATCTGGTGTGGAAGCTGACGAGCTACGAAATGTGATGTCTCAGATCACTTTGACTTCCAAAGAAGCTGCGGAAGGAAGTGAAGATCTGGTCAAAACATATCGCAACCTTGGGATCTCGGTTAGTGATCTGAAAAAGATGGATCCCGATGAGACATTCATGGCAGTCGCAGAAGGTATGCGTAACATGGACGATCAGCAAGACCAGTTACGAGCAGGTATGAGACTCTTTGGAGAGGATATGGCAGCAAGACTTATGCCTGTCCTCTTAGAAGGTCGAGAAGGGTTAGAAGAGATACGAAATAGAGCCAATGAACTTGGTATCGTTTTTGACAATGACCAGTTGCAGAATGCCTTACAATATTCAGAGACGATGAAGGAGACGGGAGAGGCTGCTAATGCTATCAAGACAGCCTTTGTGCTTAACCTTCTACCTTCTTTAACAGAAGTAGGTAAAGAGACAACTACCTGGATACTGGCCAACAGGGAGTTCATTGAAAGTGGAATGGAAAAGGTAGTAGATGCTCTAGCTTTCGCTTTCCGTATGCTAATCGCTTCTGTGAGAGTAGGAAATATGCTCTTTCAGGAAATGGTAGAGTTTGCGGGTGGAGCTAATAATGCTTTTAAGATGTTGGCTTTCACCATTGCTGCCATTGCGTTCGCCAAACTCATCATGGGGATACAGGCATTAGGAACTGCGGGCCTCATCGCATGGATGAAAATGCTGGCACCTATCGTCCTCTTAGCAGCGGGTATCCTAGGTATCCTCCTAGTGGTAGAAGACTTCTTAGCTTTTATGGATGGAGAAGGTTCTCTATTAGGAGACATCTTCGGAGACAGTTCTGGTGATATCGCACATGCGACTTCTTTGGTAGGCGCTTTTATTACTGCTATCATTGTACTCATTGGTGTTGTCATAGGTTGGCCGGTAGCCTTGGCAGTTGCTATTGCTACTCTCATTGGACTCGTCTGGAAAAACTGGGATGAGATCAAGCAAGCAACCAATATGTTTTTAGAGTGGATGTCCTCAGCCATAACAGGTGCTTTCGATTCCTTTGTGGCAGCTATCTCCAGACTAGGAAACTCTATATGGAATCCTATCAGAAATGGCTTCGTTGCCATGATCGATTTCATTATGAATCTGTGGGATGCTTTGGTTGGTGATTTCTCCAATGGAGTGTCTGAGATTACAGGAGCCATAGGAGACACCGTAGAAGGAGCTAAAAACTTGGTCAACAGGTTACCCGGTGTTCAAATCAACAGTCCAAATCGAGAAGAAGGGCTGATCCCGCATATCATGGGAGATGGTGGGGATATCGTAGCCGCAGGAATAGGTGGTGGTGCTCAAGGTCCTCAGATCGATATGACAAGGGAAAGGCACAAAAGCGAGAACCAGAGGCCAGTAGACCAATCCATACGCATCGATAGTGATATCACTATCGAAGGGTCTAACCTCTCACAAGAAGAGCTGAGAATGGCAGTCAGTGAAGGTCTTATTGGAGCCTCAGATCTTCTCAAATCCTATAATGATATGGATATTACAACTGATAATCAAACTGAGGATCTATAATAATGACTAGTGTAACGTTTTTGAAACCAAGAAGAAATCACGGTCCCGAGATCGTCCGTCAAGAAGATGGTCTGGTTCTCCTCACTGCTGATATAGCAGTAGAAGAAGTGCATGAGATCACCGCCGAAACAACCGATCATCCAGTAGAATCTTTAGGTAATATCACCGATCATATTCAGACCAGACCTAGAACCCTTAGAATGAGTCTTATCTTCTCTGCTACTCCTATCAATAAGAGACTTCGGGAAGTGGGGAGAGTAGATAAGGTTCACCAACTGTTTTTGCAGCTAATGGAAGACAGACTACCTGTTAATATAGCAACGTCCTTAGAGTTTTATAGGAACATGGCTCTCACCAGATACAGCGTCAATAAAGATGCAGATACGGGACAGATGTTAAGTGTAGATCTGGACTTCAAACAAGTGAGAGTAGCGAGCTCAAGCACCGTTCCTATTCCACCTGAACTTTTGGCTTCTACTTTCGCAGGGAGTGGTCAGAGTGAAGAAAACGTAGGAACACAATCAACCGAGGATCTAAGTGATGCTAATGCAGAAGGTTCAAACACTGTATTACAAGGTCTGTTTGGAATCGGAAGGAGATAAGAGAGGATCATGACTATTATGAAGGCAACAAGACCTGTAAAAATACCTATTTACCCGAACCGAGTTACCTATAAGAGTCCTATCATCATAGGCTCTACTAGATATATGTTCCGTTTTCGTTATGTCCGCAGAAGTGATCGGTGGCATTTCGACATCGAAACCATGAATGGAGAGCCTATTGTAAGAGGCATTAGAATCGTAACAGGATGGCCTCTACTTGCTCCTTATGGTGACAACCGTTTACCAGGGAACAAAAATGAGGGAGAGATCATCTGCTATAGGACCGATGGTTCTAAAGAAGATCCAGGTCTTCAAGACTTTGGAAAGAATGCCATGCTTGTTTATTTCCCTGACGGAATCCCCTCTAAAGTTCCTGACCCTCCTCTTATCTTTGAGATCATATAAGAATGTCCAATCTATTTAACAGAAATGTCTACTTTGCTTTTGGTTCGCCCGGAGAAACTGGAACAGAAGTACGTGGATTGCGAGTGTCTTTTGACATTCACAAAAACGACGATCGAAGTCCTAATAATGGAACGATTAAGATTTATGGTCTGTCTTTGGACACTGTAGCTCAAATGCAAAGTGGTGGTGGTAATAATAATAATAGCCAGAAGACGATCTTGTTATATGCAGGCTATGGTGATCAGGCTTCTCTACTTTTCGTAGGGGATATCATGAAAGCCAAAGTTGAGAAGGAAGGTCCTGAAAGGATCACTACCCTCGAAAGTGGTGATGGTCAAACAGCTACTAGTGGTGCCCGACATACCAAAAGTTATGGTCAGGGAGCTTCCACTTCGGATATTTTAGGGGATCTTGCAGGAAGTATGGCAGGTTTCTTGGGACAAGATCAGGAAGCAGTCTCAAAAAGGGTAACAAGCAAGGCAGATGAGTTCTTACCTTCTCAGGTCAGTGAGTACCCCCGAGGTCTAGCAGTTTCAGGGCCATCCTCTCAGAGCCTCCAGAGGGTGTGTGTTGCCAACAAGCTAGACTGGATGATCATAGATGGACAGATCGAGATTGTACCAGAGGGTGATGGTGCTCTCAGTGAGGAGGCTCATTTCCTCAGTCCGGACACAGGTCTTATTGGAAGCCCTACATGGACCGATGATGGAAGGTTGGAAGCAACCACACTTCTCAGAGCAGATATCAGACCCCGATCCATTGTGAGAATCGAAAGCAGAGACTTTATCGGCGTTGCTCTTGTCAGAAGTGTGCAACACAAGGGCGACTCGGGCTATGAAAAAGACTTTTACTCTATACTCCAGATGACAGAACTCTAATAGGAACTCATTAAGACGATGACAAAACCCAATCGAAATATAACCCTGACGGAAGTGATCCGGAAAGGAGTAGAAGAGGGCCTAACAAAGGTACACACTACTCTCATTGCCAAGGTCCTTTCTTATGATGATACTAAGACTACGGTTAACGTACAACCCGTACTCAAAGAGAGGTTAGGTCAAAACGACTATGAACCTTTCCCTGTCCTACAAGGCATTCCCTTTGTGTTTCAAAGATGGGGAACCTTCGTGATCAAAGCCAGACCAGTAGTAGGTCAAGAAGTGTTGCTTCATATCCATGAAAGGTCATTGGACGAAGTGTTGACATCATCTCAACGAGAGAAGATCAAACCTAGAGATCCCCGAGCCTTCAACCTCACTGATGCTATTGCTACCCATGCTCCTAGCAGATATTCAGAAGCAGAAGGCGTTCCCGAAGGTGAGCTTCATATCGGACAAGAAGATGGTAATGTTGCTATCATTATTAAGGATGACGAAGTTCGCTTGGGTGCAAATGCAAGTGATGGTGTTGCTAATGGAAGCACAGTAGACACTAACTTCTCAAATATCGACGCCAGACTAAGTATAAACGAGACGTTTTTACAGTCTGTAGCTACCTTGCTTGCGATTCCCTATACGGCAGCACCCGTTGCAGGACCTAATGGAACCGAATCGAACCTCATCAAAGTAGAGGACTAAGACCATTATGAAAGACATTGCACTTACTATCAGTACTAATGATCTGGACCTATCCAAAGCTAAGATGAGTCTATTAGAAGGAACCGATCTTATCAAACAGAAGATAAAGGTGAGACTACTTACCTTTGAGAACGAGCATTTTCTTTTTCAGGGAGAAGGCTTGCCCTACCTGGATAGCATCCTCATCAAAAACCCTGACATCTCAGAGATAGCAAATCTCTTCTCTGCTACCCTCCTAGAAACAGAAGGCGTTCGCAGGATCGTGGACCTGGTTACAGACTATACTCCTGGACTGAGAACACTTGCTATCACCTTTACAATAGAGACTGAAGGAAGGGGAGGAGGAGGAGGACAAACTACTATTACAGATTCTTACGATCTTAACCTGAGCGCAGGGGAAGATCTCCTACTTAGAGGAGCGCAACTATAATGAGTAATCACCAGTTTGGTCTTAGTAACACAGGGTTTCGACCCAAGCGTCTTAATGATATCAGAACAGAAGTAGAAAACGCACTCAAGGATACCTTTGGTGACGACTTTCAGCTTGGATCTGATTCCGTAGCGATTCAGTTGGTTATGCCCGCAATGGCACAGCTATCTCAGGTATGGGAAGGTATGGAGCAAGTATATAATAGCTTCTCACCCGACCAGGCAACCGGAGAGGCACTTGTAAACCTTGCGAGGGTCGTAGGTCTTAGTGGAAGGCTAGGGTCTTCACCAAGCACAGGGAGCGTTACCTTGACAGGTGATCCTAATGTCATCGTACCTTCTGGAACTGTATTTGAGAATACCACCACCGAAGATACCTTTGTGATGACCGAGCAAGGGATTTTCCCTAGTGATGGATCCGATATTATAGTAGCTATCAGATCTCAAGAAGATGGCCCTATTCAAGCTGAGGTTGGAAGCATTGATCAGATCTTGACACCAATAGCAGGGTTGGATTCAGTAAGGAATGATACCACTTTGAGCGTGGGGAGACTACGAGAAAGTGACAGCGAACTACGGCTGAGAAGAGAGCAGTCTCTTTTCATTGGAGGTAAGTCCGTTGACTTGGCCATGAGAGCAGAGCTTCTGGAAACACAGGGAGTAACACAGGCGGTGGTAATAAGCAACAGAACCAATGAAATAGATGCTAATGGTCTGGATCCTGGATTCATGGCGATTCTTTATCCGGTATCTTCGGATACGGACTATGTAGAAGGCATTGCTTCTACTGTTTTCAGGGCACAACCCGCAGGCATTGAAAGTCAAGGCGATCAAGAAGTTCTGGTAGAAGACGAAGAAGGTCGAGAACAGAGCGTTTTCTTCCAGTTTGCTGTCGAACAGGGCGTAAGTGTTGTGGTTGATCTGGAAGTGGACCGTAACTATCCCAAGGGAGGTGGTGATACTTTGGTACAGGAAGTGATCAAAGGAGTTCTAGAAGATCAGAGAATCGGACAGGACGTGAGATTCCTACCTTATGCAAGTGCTATACAGCAACAGATAGAAGGCGTTATCTCGATTGATATCACCTTTGAAAACACAACTGATCCCGAAATCGGTGGTTCGCTTAGTATCGACTTCAATGAGATCGCTATTCCAGACACTATTACCATTACAAGTGTGAGGATATGAGATCATGAATAATAATGATAATAATAATGATGATGATGATGACCAAAACCAATCCCATGATAGAGACAACCTGAGACTGGAGACAGATCATGTTCAAAAGGGGCTTGATCTTTTATTAGGACAGTTTCAAGAGTCTACTTCCATTCGAGAGATCAATCGTATCCTTCTGGAGCAAGTACAAGAAGCAGAGGATACCATGTTTGACCTCTTTGTGTCCCGACCCTTGGATCTGGCAACTGGAGATAGTTTAGATATGTATGGTCAAGTGGTTGGAGAGCGACTAGGTACCTTAGATGATAAGACCTATCGTTCTTTCATCCGTGCTCGTATCCTATCCAACTTCGCACAAGGTGATATCGACAAGATCATCACCATTGTTAGAATCTATGTAGATGCAAGGAGAGTAGATTACTTTCCGATGTACCCCCGAGCCTACTCCCTCACTTATGAAGTGGATATAGAGGCTACTGAGGACCAGAGACAGCGTATTAGAGATAGGATCGAACTCATCTCGCCGTCAGGAGTTGGAGTTCGCGTTCAAGAGGCGCTAACAGACCGAACCATGCGCTTTGGAGATGATCCGTCACTTGAAGGAGGAGGAGGAGGATGGGGTATTTCCGAGTTTTCAAGGCATATCAAGAAATATGATGATTAATCATAACACAACAAACTCACACTGAGAGAAGATTATTATGGCTACAAAACCAGACGTTATGCCCGCATGGGCGACCGATGACAACGAAGCAGAACTGGAACAACCAGCTTCTGGTTTGGTCACCAGAGGATTCAGAACAGGTGAACCCGCAGATCCGGGCATCTGGAACTGGTTAAAGAAGAAAGTCTGTGAATGGTTAGACTATTTTGAGCAAACCACAGACGAACTGGACACAAAAATAGACGATGAGATAGATGGAGTTAACACTACCATAGACGATCATGAACATGATGGAACTCCTATTGCTAAGGTCAACTTCTCGGATCACCTAGACTATGGTGAAAACGGTCTAATGAAAGTGACAAGTGATGACCTAGTAGGACATACGATCCGGTACGAGAGCGTAGACGGAAGCGTCCCTATAATATTTAGTGTAGAGGGAAGAGTGGAAGCAGAAGGTTCTCTTTGGGGACAGTACGTACATATAACACAAGAGGTAGCTCCATCTACCCCTTGGGATACCTTAGGACAAGTAAACCTGATCAAAGCCTTTGCTGATGTCGATTTCATTTACGATGCGAGCGAACCCAATGACTGGAGGGCAGAGTTTAATGCTAGTCTAGGCATTGATGAAGCTTCGTCGGGAGCGACTGCAAGTGGTGTTACCTTCACTCTCTTAGGAACCGTAGGAGGATCCGAGTTTTGGGAACCTACCTTCTCTCTTTGCAATGCTTCTACCCTACAGGATTATGAAGTGATCTGGAAAGGAGGACAGGTAGGAGGAGGTACGGCCACAAATCCTCATATCATTGCAGGAACTCCTCGTATCTTTGATGAGATGACAGGTACATGGGATAACTACATACCAAACGGTACTTCAGGACGGTTTTTCAATGTCCGTCTAATCGTACTATAAAGCTAACTTACAAGGAGACATGAACAATGACAGTTACAACACTACAAATGCGAGAAGGTCAGGTTTATAGCCTTGGTCAAAAACTCGACTGGAAAGAACAAATAGGTTCCGAGGGAGTTCCCGGACTCAGTGGAGAAGGAGTGACCATAGGTCGAAAGACTGTGATTGCAGCCTATGCCATTCAACCTAGAATAAATATCGCCTATAAGACGGTAAAGTTTAGAGTAGATGCTTTGAACATAGGAGATAATATTACCTATTCAATAGACGGAGCAGTTGCTACCTCTTATGTGGTAGGTTCTACGGATATGGACTTGGAACTAGCCTCGCTCACAGACAGTATTACATCCTCTCTTAGTTTGGATGTTACCGCTTCCTATGAAGGATCAGAGGTAGTAGTAACTGGAAACACTTCTGACTCTTATACGTTTTCTATCACTTTCGAGGATGATAACGAAGGTGAGGTCACTCACGAGGATGCGGATTCATGTGATTTTCGTATCTATCTCAGACCCCCCTTGTCCTCTTCTAACAATCGTTGGAACCTTGTCAATGGTGGTCAAGGATCGGTAGAGTTTCGCGGCCTTACAGACCGTTTGATTACGTCAGGTTATGACCAGATGTACATCGAAGTCTATAACAAAGATGATGCGTCCAAAAATGTAACGGTTTTCATCGCACCTGCATCTCTTTAATGAGAAAGGAAGACTAGAATAATGACAGATCTGAAAGGCATATCATATCGCTTTGTTGAACTGAAAGGATACGGAAAACTGGTTTCCGTCAAGAGGATATCTATTCCTTTCACAATGTCTTCTATCTTAGACACAGACTTACGAGTCTTATCTAGCATTGAAGATCTTACTTATCTGTCTTCTTATAACTTAGATGCTTTGAGTGTGGTAGAAAGCTCTCTAACCGAGATGCTAGATTCTCAGGCTTCTCTAGAATCTCA